CCCTGTGCCGCGAGCCGCCAGTCGCCGTAGTACATCTCGTACCGGGCGTAGAACTTGAAATAGTAGTGCCCGCCATCCGGCTGCAGCGGATCGAACCACGCGCTCTGCAGCGAAGGCTGCTCGCGCATCGCGACGATGGTCGGCTTGATCGGCTCGTTCGATGCGATCAGGTGCCATGCCGTCGCGTCGTAATGCGGCGTCGTGATGTACTGGATCTTCCCGTCGTACGGGTTGCGCTCACGGTTGGCCGTGTCATACGACCACTCATTCGCAGCAATCTGCGCGGCGGTCCGCTCCAGCGCCGGCGGCACCACCAGCAGGTCATACTGATACTCAGTGTAGACCCCCTGGTCATCGACGAACTGCTGAGCCGCGACGTGCACGGTCTCGAAGTTATCCATCGAGAGCGCCAACGCCCACTCATTTTTCTGATCCGTGTCGTACGCCGCGCCGTCATCAACGTGATCGTCGTCGAAGAAGTCGCTGCCGTCGTAACACGCCCCGTAGGTGGACCCGTCGCCGCCGTTCAGGACCTCGAAAACGCGCTTGTTGATATGCCGCGAGAAATTGCCGCCCGCAGCGCGCACCTTGCGCTCCAGCGTCCCGGTCCGGTCATCGTCGATCGCGTTCTGGCTGATCCAGACGATGATGTCCCAGTCCTCCGGCTCAATCGCGATTGACTTCTCGATCATGTCCTGGATCTCGCGGCCTGTGGTGGATTTCACCGGCATCGGCGCCCCACCCAGATCGACCAGATCCATGCTTTTGCCATCCATCTGCACGGTCATCGCGACCCGCTGATACGGGAGCTGCGCGGCTCGCATCGCCGTCAGAAATCCCGTGCGCGCACCGCTGACCAAGTGCTTCGGTACGTTTCCTGAAATCATCCCATCCCTCCTCGTAGTTGCCTACTGCTGCTAAATGCCGTCAGTCAGCCCGCGCTTAGGCGCCGGTGCAGACCTGCGGCGTGATCAACTGCACGTATGCGTACCCGTTCAGCACGCGATGCACTTTGCCGATTTGTGGATTGTCCGCGGCTGTGCCGCTCAGCGTCGCACTGTCGCTCATGTAGACCGTATCGCCGACATCGGCGTCGGTGAAGACCGCGCTCTTGAAGCCCACGATCGTGGGCCATGTGTAAATCTCGATCTCGTTGTCGGTCTCGGTATCCGTGGTCGCGACCTCCTTCTCCTCGGCGGCGATGCCGACGAAGATGTCCGTCGCTGCGACGGTTGTCTCATCCAGGAACCCGCGGGGATAGACCGTGTCCACGTTTTGGTCGATGATCATCGGCTGGCCCTTGTAAATGTGCTGCGTCGCACTGTTGTCCAGCACCCACTTCTCGCTCTTGGGCTCCCCCAGGAAGCGGAGCGGGGCGTTCTTCGTTAGATCTGCCATCTCATTCCTCCATGCTCTCTGCTGATTGTCCCGCTAGTGCCGGATGCGCTCCGTCCTAGCCCTCGTCCGCCTCAAACTCACTCAGATCAAACTCGGCCATCTCACCGTCGACGACGTCGGCGTTGAGCTCAAACCACTCCGCCAGCGGCTGGCCGTCGGCGACCCAGGCCCGCACCTGCTCGGCCAGCTCTGCCGACAGCGCCTGCTTGCCGGCGTTGCCGTCGCGGCTGGATCCGGTCTCCGAGAAATCGACCACTTTCGCCTTCAGCACACCCTGGAACGTGGCCAATGCCTCGTCATCCATGCCGGCCATCAGCTCGACCAGCTCATCAGGATCGGTGCTCAAACCTGCCTCGCCGCCGCAGATTTCCGCTGCAAACTCGGCCAGCTCTTGCCTGCGATCCATCGCCTCGCGCAGCTCCGCCTCGACCTCGGCGCGCACCTGCTCGCGCAATTCGGCCCGCGTCTGCTGCTCCGCCTCCAATTCCGTCAGGATCTCCTGACGGATCTGCTCCCGAAGTTTTTCGCTCATCTCATCCTCCTCATCGTTGACCTCATCGTCGCCATTCGCCGATTCTGCATGCTCTGATTCGGTTTCGCCGACCTCCACATCATCCTTGCCTTCGTCCTCCGCGGCCTCGGCCACCTTAAACACGCCGCGGATAGCCTCCACGATGCGCTCAAGAAGCCCCTCCTGGAGCTCGATGCCGACCACGCCCTCACTCAATTCAACGGGCCGCAGCCCCTTGACCGCCGGGAAGTTGACGAGGCTGATGCTCCGCAGCACCCGGCGCGCCTTGTCAATCGTGGCGCTCAGGTAGCGATACACCCGCTCCCCAACCATGCGCTCACCCAGCTCGTTCCAATCCACACTGGCCAGCAGGCGATCGCCGTCGCGCCAGACGCGCGACACCCAGCCCGCGGCCTCGCTGCGCTTGTGCTCCACGTCGATCGGCACCTCCTGCCCTGCCTGGGCCGCCTCGAAATTGGCGACCAGCGCGTCCAGGACCTCCTCGGAGATCACGACCTCCTGGCCGTGCGCGTCGATAAACGTGCCCACGCGCAAAAACTCGACCGGCTGCCCCTCTGCAAACTCTGCAAATAGAAAATCCTGCATACGTCCTCCCGTCACGTGGCGCTTGCCGCCACCCGCTCCACAATCGTCAGCCCGGCCTGGGCCACCAAAGCATCGACCTCGTCGGCATGCGCTTGGACCACCTCCTCCGTCGTCTGCCACCGTCCCCGATGCACCGCGATCTGCGCCTCCGGGTCCTGCACCCGCGGGCCGTACGGCGTCGCGTTGCTGATCCGCGCCTCAAATACATGGCCCTGGACCGTCACCTGCGGCGTGGCCGTCGTCCACAGCCGCCCTAGCGTCCCCGTCCGCCGGTACGCGCTGTTTTGCGGCGCCGGCGGATACTCCGCGGCGTAGGTCGCCAGCAACAACAGCGCCGTGTGGACCGATTGGCCCACCGTCTCCAACGCCGCGCCGTCCGCCTCCCGCTGCAGCGCCGCCTGGAGGCGCTCCAATTGGCGCTGAAACTGCGCCAGGTTCACGATCTCGATCACGGCTTCGCCGCCGCGCGGACGTCGCTCAACGACTGCCCGCCGTAGTTGTCGCTCACCACCATCCCGTGCAGATCCCGGCACCCGTTCGCGCTGCCCCACGGCGTGCTCAATGGCCGTTTGCAGACGCGATCGTCGCGCACCGTGTACCAGACCACGACCCATTCGCCGTTCGGCAGCAACACCGGGCGCGTCGCGCACCGGCAGCGCGCGTGGGCCGGCGCCTTCATCGCCGCCGCCGGCAACCCCAATTGCTGCCTGACGACGTCGTTGGCCTCGTCATAGGCCCGCGTGACCTCAGTTGTGGCGATCAGCTCCGCGCGCGTCTCGCCAAACGTCGGCGTCAGCGTCTCCACCAGGTCGGGGAGCTCCGCGCCTGCCTCAATCCACCCCGCCACCGCCTCGCGGACCCCGGTCCGCGTCGTCTCGGTGATCCCCGCGATCAGCTCGCCCGCGTACTCCCGGGCCCAGGACGCCGCCTCCGCCCCGGCGCCCACCTGCGCCGTCGTATCCTCGACCGCCAGGCCCACCAGCGACCGCACCGCGCTCAGCAACCGGCCCAAAAACGTCTGCCGGAACGTCTCGCCCTCCGCCTGCCAGAACGCATCATCGTCCACAGCGGTAGGATCGCGCCGAATCACATCCGCGACCCGCCCCATCTGCTCCCGCAAAAACGCCAGGATCTCCTGCGCAAACGAGCCCTCGATCCCCCGGCGCTCCCGATCCCGCCCATCGTAATCGGCGAACTCCGCAAACTCCGCGAACGGATTAAGCTCGCCCTCCGAGTCGCCATCCTCCGCTTGCTGATCGCTGACCGCTGATCGCTGACCGCCGACCGCTGACCGCTCACTAATCGCCGGCATGCCGGTCCGCTTCCTGATCCAGTTCTCATCCTCGACCGTCCAGGTCAGCAGATCGCCCACCTGCTGCAGCCAGTTCGCCAGTTGTCCAAGCGCCGGTTTCTCGACCTTCGTATGCGTCAGATGCGCCTCGCCCACGATCTGCGGGTTGTAGCTCAGCAGCCGCGGCACCCCGTGCCGGTTGACCACGTTGGCCATCCGGTCCAGCGTCCCGTCGGTCGCCATCAAGAAGAGCTGGCTCTTGTCGCTGCCCAGCGCCCAGGAGCCAGTCTGCCCGGTCCCTAAATTGATAAAGTCGGCCAGCATCGTCTGTAAAATCTGCAGGCGATAATATTGGATCGTGTGCAGCAGCGCCTCGGCGCTGGAATTGGCCACGCTCTCCAAGCGAAACTTGATCCCCTTCGGAACGCTCAGATATTGCTTGGCGTCGACGGAGAGCGCCTGGCCCACGGCTTGACGGGCGAAGGTCTGGTCG